GATGAGTGGTGCTATTGCGATGGGTACGTCTAAGATTACTGGATTGGGTGACCCTACCAATAACCAAGACGCTGCCACTAAGACTTATGTTGATGGCATCTTAGGTAGTGCAACATCTGCTGCGACAAGTGCTGCTGCTGCTGCGACTTCTGCTTCTAATGCTTCTACGAGTGCCTCAAATGCCTCTACAAGCGCAGGAAACGCATCCACAAGCGCAACAAACGCTGCTGCTAGTGCTACCGATGCGGCTAACACTTACGATGCCTTTGATGACCGATATTTAGGTTCTAAGAGTTCTGCCCCATCTGTAGACAATGATGGAAACGCTTTGCTCACAGGTGCTTTGTACTGGAATACATCGACTAACAATCTATTTGTGTGGACAGGTTCTACATGGGCTAACGCAGCGTTCACAGCAGGTTCTTTTGCTACCTTAACAGGCGTTGAAACCCTTACTAACAAGACCATTACCTTTGCTGATAACACTCTAACCAATGTTGCAAGCATTAACACAGCACAGACCTTTACAGGAACTAAGACCTTTACAGGTACATCATCAGCAACTGCCATTGTACTAAACGATGCAGCAGAGGTAGCAACAGTATCAGCAACAGCGGCTACTGGAACGATTAACTACGACATAACCACTCAGTCAGTCTTGTATTACACAAGTAATGCAAGTGCTAACTGGACAGTTAACTTCAGAGCCTCTAGCGGTACTTCACTAGACACTCTGATGAGTACAGGTCAATCAATGACTGTGGCTTTCTTGGTCACTCAAGGCTCTACTGCTTACTACAACTCTGCTGTTCAAGTGGATGGCACTACATCAGGTGTGACTACTAGATGGCTTGGTGGTGCTCCTACTGCGGGTAATGCTAGTGGAATAGACAGTTACAGATTTCTTTTAATCAAGACAGGTAGTGCGACTTTCACAGTCTTGGCAAGCAACACACAATTTAAGGCTTAATCGTATGCCATTACAAGCAACTTCTGGTGCAGCTTCTTATGATGCCTTTGGTGGCGGTGTTCCTGTTGTGCCTAACTACATTGAGGATGTGTTCTCTACTTACCTATACACGGGTAATGAAACTGCTAGAACTATTGTAAACGGCATAGATGTTTCTACTAAAGGTGGTTTGGTTTGGTGCAAAAGTCGTAACACTGTTAGTACATCTTGGCATAATCTTTTTGACACTGGACGAGGAAATAATCAGGCTCTGTATTCTAATAGTACAAGTGCAAGTACAGATTATGGGTCAGGTTCTTGGTCTCCAGCTACTACAGGATTTAATCTTGGTGATGCAATTTCTGCACCATCACTGCCCAATAGAATTGGTGATAATTATGTCTCATGGACATTCCGCAAGCAACCAAAGTTCTTTGATGTTCAAACCTATACTGGAAATGGTACAGGAAAAACTGTTAGCCATTCATTGGTATCCACTCCAGCCTTTGTAATAGTTAAAAGAACTGATAGCACTGGTGATTGGTACGTTTGGAATGTACCTGCTACAGGCACAATAAATTGGGGCAAACTTAATTCAACGGCTGCATTTGCGGCAGATTGGTATAATTATTTTGATGGCATAGGCCCAACTACTTTTACACCACTTGGTAGTGGCCCATTAAATACTAACGGGGCTACATATGTTGCTTATTTCTTCGCCCACAACGCAGGAGGCTTTGGCCTAACTGGTACAGACAATGTGATTTCGTGTGGGTCAATGTCTGTTACCGCTGGTGGTGATGCTACTGTTACGCTTGGATACGAACCACAATGGGTTCTTACGAAACGCATAGATGCCGCAGGTGGATGGGGTATGTTTGACAACATGCGTGGTTGGGCTTCTACTGGAACTGCATTGTTATTAGCAAATAGCAGTAGTGCAGAAAGTAATTATGGCGCTACACCAGTAGGAAACCCAACCGCAACAGGCTTTACTGTACAAAACTTTACCAGCACATCAGGCTCAACTTACATCTACATAGCCATTCGTAGAGGCCCAATGAAAGTACCTACTGATGCGACTAAGGTGTTTAATACTGTTTTATGGACAGGAAACTCAACCAACAATAGAGAAATAACTGGTGTTGGATTTAATCCTGATTTTGTAGAAGCTGGAACAAGAAGTAGTACAGTATCTGCTGGATTTTCTCGTGTCGTTGTTGATAGGCTAAGAGGCATAGACCCGTATCTTGAGACTTATAGAAACTACGCTGAAAGCTCAGGGTCTGACCTTGTAAGTTTTAATAATGATGGGATTACTGTTAACTACGCTTCTTCTGGAGCTTTAAACAACAATACCAATATCTACGGACATTTCTTCAGACGTGCCCCTAGCTTCTTTGATGAGGTTTGCTATACAGGGACGGGAGCAAATCAAACATTACCGCACAACTTAGGTGCAGTACCTGAGTTAATGATTACAAAAAACAGAAGTAATTCATCAAATTGGCGTGTTTATGATGCTTTTAATGGCCCAACAAAAAGAGGAACTTTAAACGCAGACACAGCTTGGGATGTGCAAAGCACCATGTGGAACGATACTGCGCCTACATCAACTGTGTTTACTGTAGGAACTTCTAATAGCGCATCTTCCCAAACCTACGTCATTTATTTGTTTGCTACAGCGGCTGGTGTAAGTAAAGTATTTTCATACACAGGCAATGGCTCATCACAGACAATTAACTGTGGCTTCACGGGTGGGGCGAGGTTTGTTTTAATTAAGCGTACAGATGATGTTGGTGATTGGTATGTATGGGATTCTGCTAGGGGTATCGTGTCAGGAAATGACCCACATCTTAGCCTCAATACAACAGCCGCTGAAGTGACTACTGATGACACGATTGACACAGACTCAACTGGCTTTGTAGTCAACCAAGTTTCAGCAACTAATGTGAACGTATCTTCTGCAACCTACATAGGGCTGGCAATAGCTTAAAGGACTTATATGCAAATCAGAACACAAACAGGCGCAGTCATGTACGAAAGTGAATTTCGTGCATACACAAAAGCCAATGGTGGCCCATCATGGGACATAACAACAACTGAAGTCTTAGAGGCTTTGGGTGCTGATGTAGTCTTTGAAGGCGCACAAGCAACAGGAGGTACTGTTTACCAATACTCTCAAGCCAATGGTGTTGAGCAAGTAGATGGTAAGTGGTACACAAAGTACATCCTTGGCCCTGTCTTCATTGACCAAGTGGTTGATGGTGTAACTACTACTGCTGCTGAACAAGAAGTGGCTTACAAGGCTTCTAAAGATGCTGAACAGGCTAAGAGTGTTCGTGCTTCTAGGGATGAGAAACTAAAAGACTGTGATTGGACACAAGTAGCAGACGCTCCTGTGGACAAAGCAGTATGGGCTACCTATCGTCAAGCCTTGCGTGATGTAACTACGCAGACAGGTTTCCCTTGGACTATTACATGGCCTGATGCGCCATGACTGATGTAAGCCATGAGCAAATCTATGAGCGTCTACTAGCTGTTGAAGCAAAGGTAGATGAGATAGATAAGAACACCAAAGACCTTGTAGAAGCTATTGACGCTGCCAAGGGTGCTGTAAAGGTTCTTAACTGGATAGCATCTATTGCTCAACCAGTTTTGTGGATTGGTGGGTTAGTCATTGCTGCTGGTGCTGTCTGGCAGACTTGGATTAAAAAATGAAAGATTGGGCTGTGGCTTTTACTACCGCAGTCTTGTTTTGTATTACTGTCATTTGGTGTGTCTACATTATTGTGTGGGCATGGTACTAGCGTTTTTGTTGGCTGTAACTATTGAGTACAGATGTGTTAAGTGGGTTTGGGTTGGCGATGTGTACAACCGAAAAGTCTACTGTATTTACTGTATTGAATGGAAAAAGGTAGATAAGAAATGATAGACCCAATCACAGCACTAGCTGGCATACAGTCAGCAATCAGCATGGTCAAGAAGGCAGCTAATGTTGCCAATGACTTAGGCTCGCTTGCACCCATGATTGGTAAGCTATTTGACGCTAAGTCTGTAGCTACCAAGGCAATGCTTCAAGCCAAGCAGTCTGGCAAAGGCTCGAACATGGGTACGGCTCTCCAGATTGAGATGGCACTAGAGCAAGCCAGAGCGTTTGAAGAAGAACTGAAGATGCTCTTTATGCAGACAGGTAAGATTGATGTTTGGAACAAAATTAAGGCTCGTCAAGCAGAGATGGACTTGGCAGATGCCAAAGAAATAAGTGCATTAAAGAAAGCCGAGAAAGAAGCTAAACAGAAAGAGCAAGAACAACTAGAGATTGGCTTGGCAATAGGTGGAATCTTCTTTGTTCTGTTTCTAGTGTTTGTTGGCGTGAATGAGATGATGGATTTCTGTGCAACCACTCGTAGATGTGGCAGATGAATGAGTACCAAAAGACTTTTGATTTGTGCTTAAAAATCTTCGTTTACGGGGTAGTAGCACTTTATTTCTTGGGTTTTCTGAAGTTCCTACCTGATGACTTGTCAGACAGAATTGTCAATCTCTTACTTGGAAGGATTGGTTTAGGTAAATGAGATATTTATTGCTTCTTTTACTGCTAACTGGCTGTGAAGACAGGTATCGGTATAAATGCCAGAATCCTGATTACTTCCATGCAGAGGAATGTCAAAAGCCTAAGTGCTTGTTTACTCAGATGTGTCCCGAATACTTAGTAGCCCCAATATTGGAAAAAAAGGTAAACGATGTTCAATCAGAAGCCAAACCTAACAACTGAAGAATTTGAAGTTCGTGTGTGGGGTTTTGTGGTCATTGTCGTGACCTGTATCCTGTGCTTCATTGTTATTGCTTTGCTCTATTCTGTCACCTTTGTGACTCAGCCAATTAAGAGCATGGCCCCGATTGACATGGCCTACACCAAGATGCTCAACGACATTGTTCTGCTTATTGTTGGTGGCATTGGTGGCGTAATGACAAAGAGGGCTGCTGGCGCAGTTTCTAAGGCTTTTGGGGCTTCAAATCAGCCACCACCTATGCAACCTATGTGCTACGGAAATAATCAATCCTATGGCTCATCTTATGCACCTACGCAAACATGGACTGCACCTAACAATGATTTGCCTAAATGGGTAAACCCTGCGTTAGATGAATCATGGACTCCTCCTCCTCCTCCGACTACGCCTCCAGATTTGCTAGAGGATGATGACGAGAGAGAACAATTAGCACAAGCAAGAAAAGAGTCTGACTAATGTTACCTATTCCTTTGCCTTGGTTAATTATTGGCGTTATGGTATCTCTCTTTGGTACATACCGAGTGTATCTCTCTTTGGTACATACCGAGTTGGACACCATTATGGGTGGCTAGAGCGTGATGGCGAGATGCAGATAGCCATTGCCAAAAAGAATGATGAGGCTCGTCAGATAGAGCAAAACATGAGTGAAAAACTTAACCAACAATCTGCCAAATTACAGGAGGCTAATGATGCTATCAACAAAAAAACTACTGCTCTTGCTGTTGCCAATCGTGCTGGCAAGTTGCGCCTCTGCCCCTCAAGTAACGTACAAGCCCCCTCAAATACCGCCTCTACCAGCGCAGATTCAAAAGCAACCAGTCAACCTGACAGACCGACTGACACAGCTTCTGATGCCGAAAGAGCAACCATCGATGCCATTGCAGAAATAGTTGCCCAAGGCGATAAGAATACTGTTGCACTCAATGCTTGTGTGGATTCGTATAACCAGATGAGAGACTTGATAAATGGTAACAAGTGAACACCTAAAAAAGATGCACATTGACCCTGTGTGGGCTGATGCACTTAACGAGACTTTTCAGCGTTTCGATATATCTACACCTGTCAGACAAGCCTCATTTATCGGGCAATGTGGACATGAGTGCGCTAACTTTAAGGTCTTGGAAGAAAACCTAAACTATCGTGCTGAAACCCTAATGAAGCTATGGAAGTCTAGGTTTCCAACAATAGAAGTTGCAAACGAATACGCTAGGAATCCTAAAAAAATTGCTAATAAAGTTTACGCTTCTAGGATGGGAAACAGGGATGAGGCTTCTGGGGATGGGTATCGTTTCCGAGGCCGAGGATGTATCCAGTTGACGGGTCATGCCAACTATTTTCACGCAGGTCAGGCTTGTGGTGAGGACTTTGTAATGCAACCAGACCTAGTGGCTACCCCTAAGTATGCTGCCATGACAGCAGGGTGGTTCTGGAACACCCACAAACTAAATCAGTTTGCTGATAGACAAGATTTCACGCTAATGACAAAAAAGATTAACGGAGGCACGATAGGATTGGATGACAGGATAAAGCATATCAATCATGCCTTGGACATATTAAATGGCTAACATACCCTCTCAACAAGATGTAGAACTGTTCTCACAAAGCGTCAAAAAATGGCAACAGGTGCTAAGTCTTGGGGATTGGAGAATTGAAAAAGGCATAAAGCCAGCCAAGGCTGCTATGGCTTCTGTTGAGTTTAATCAAGCTGCTAGATTGGCTACTTATCGACTTGGTGACTTTGGTGCTGAGAAGATAACACCTGAGAGCCTAGATAAGACAGCACTTCACGAGATACTGAGTTTATACAGTTATGGGGTCAACTTCAGTCTGCTGCAAAAATAGCTGAACACCTTGGCATTGCAACCAGAGCAGTTCATTTGCGTAGAAGAAATATCGAAAAGTTTTACAACATGGTACTTAATGCAAGTGACCATCGTGGTGTTAAATACGATAAAAACAGACCCAAGTCATTTAGTCCACTTAAACAGATAGAACTAGGCATGTTGGACGGAACAGTTATTGTGTTCTCAGATGCCCACTTTATCCCTGCACAGCGTACAACAGCCTTTAAGGGGCTTCTATGGGCTATCCAAGAGTTTTCCCCAAAGGTTGTCATATGTAACGGAGATGCGTTTGATGGTGCATCTATATCAAGGCATGATGTAACTGACCAACCACAGACTTCTGTTATCCAAGAACTAAAAGCCTGTCAGGGTGCGCTAGGTGAGATTGAGGAAGCAGCTAAAGCAGCAAGACACAATGTAAAGCTAGTGTTTACATGGGGTAACCATGACATTAGGTTTGGCAACAGATTAGCGCAACATGCACCACAATTTAAAGATGTTGTCGGCTTTAAGTTGACAGACCATATTCCAGATTGGGAATTCTGTTGGGCGGTATGGCCTACCGAGCAATGTATTATCAAGCACCGCTACAAGGGTGGTGTTCATGCCACTCACAACAATACTGTAAACGCTGGTGTGTCAATCGTAACTGGACACTTACACTCTTTAAAAGTCACTCCATTTTCTGACTACAATGGATGTAGATACGGAGTAGATACAGGGACGCTGGCTGAGACTGATGGGCCTCAATTTACTTATGCCGAAATAAACCCAAGCAATCACAGGTCAGGCTTTGCGGTACTTAACTTCTTTAATGGAGAGTTACTAACACCTGAGTTAGTCCAGAAGTTTGACGAAAACCAGATTCAATTTAGGGGCGAAGTCATTGATGTAGGTGCATTTTGAGTGCATGGCTCATCATTCTGACAGGTGCAATCTACGCCTATATCGCTGCTGAACAACTTTTCAAAGGCAACCCAAGCATGGCTGTTGTGTACGCAGGTTATAGCTTTAGCAATGTGGGTCTTTACCTGTTGGCTAAGTAGTATCTCTCTGGAAGACTCCGTTAGGCAATAGT